CTCAAGCACTTAGGGAGTCCGCCTTATTTGCAAGACCAAACGCTTCTCAGTTGGCCGTGAGGAGGCGCATTATTGCGTGCTACAGGCTATTCATTATGCTCGCCTTAACCAACTCACTGGCATCTCGTCCTGGTGTGTTGTTGCATAATGAATTTGTGAGGCCATGCTTGTATTGCAACAGGAGGGAACTAAAACACCTCACTGAGCAATATAAGTCGTCGGAGGAAGAGCATTGGCTTTATTATATGCAGGTTGACACTATTTGTCACCGCTGCTCACGGAGGCAAAGAAAAGAAACTTCTTTCTTTTCACTCTGTGCATGGTGCCAAGACAACGACACAACCAAAGAGGTTGCAATTCCTCTTCCACTTTCAACGGTGGGTGTTGTTGAGCGCGCCGTGAATGCTGCTTCCACAGGGAAGAAGGGAGCCGAATATCGTCCTCATGCCACTTTTGTGCATCATTTGACCCTTTTGGGCACCACGGAGCTTCACAAGCAGTCACTGTGCGCTTGGGCGCCTATGGCTATGCGGGGCTTCATGGATGGCACTGAAGGCGTGACGAGGGACTATTCGGCCGGCCGCCCTTCCAAATCCCACGACAGTCCTACACTCTCCCCCTTGCCAGCCAATCCTGACATTCAGGATGGGCAAATGAAGGGGGTCTGCTTGGAAGGCAATGAATATGGGAAAGAAACTAGGGTCACAGGGCAATCCATTCAAGTGGAAGAACAAAATTGCGCGACTCAAATAGGGCCAGACCTCATTCCCACTGAAGCTTTCACCAGCTCTTTGGGGAATGTGAAAGCCGGAGCTTGCAAACGCATCAACCCTCCACCATATCGTGGAACGAGGGCTCAGGAAAAGAAAATTTTCAAGCTCGTGAACGCCATAATGGAACACGTATTTCCAGTCAATAAAATAGTCAAATGGCGTGAGGCAAATCCATCCTTCGATGAAATGAAATCGAAGAAATGGAGTTCACAGCGTTGGAATGACGCTGTGGCCGAGGCCCTATCTGACATTGAATGCAACATCAAGCAGGAGGTGCAAATCAAGAAGAACGAAGCATTGCCATCTAAGGGCAAAGCACCCAGGCCTATCATCAATTGTGGTGACAGAGGCCAGGTCATCACTGCATTTGCGGTGAAGTGCTTCGAGGAACTCTTATTTGAATATTTTGAGGACGCCTCCATTAAGCATGTGGCCAAGAATGACGCAATGCGAAGGGTCGCTCAACACTTGCGCCAGAAGGACGCCCACATCATAGAAGGTGATGGCAGTGCCTGGGACTCGTGTTGCAGCTGGTCAATTCGCAAGCAAACAGAAAATCGAATAATCAAGCACATTATAAGTGTGCTTGGCCATGATGCCGAAGTGCCGGCAACATGGCTTAAAGCCACTCTTGAAGACATGAATAAAACTGAGCTTAAAATGAAGCTTAAGGTCAAAGACGTTGCCACTGAGCCCATGCGAATTCTTATTGAATCAATCAGGCAATCAGGGCATCGTGGAACAAGTTGCTTCAATTGGCTCATTAATTATGTCTGTTGGCTTGCAGTAATATGTGAATATCCTGAAGAAATGGTGAAG